ATCTCCGCTACCTCTTGGTTTGGAGTATAGTTTTGTTCCTTCGCCTTCGCCCGGAGCATTAGGATCAATTCCGTCTCCGATATAAGGACTTTGAGAAATAATTAAACTGTCATCTACTCTTACACTGTTTGTACCAGTTGCTGCAAGAATAAGATCTTCGCCAGTATTGTTATCACCAACTTGAATAGTTGATCCTGATATAGTAACACCGTGTATTTGTGTTTGTTCGGCTGTAAATACAGTAGTTAATACACCATTTGCTGTTAAATGAACTTCGCCTCGACCGTCTGGATCTGGGCCTGGTTCAATTACTTCTACGTTTGATATACCTTTTTCTATTTTATAACTAAATGTCGAAGAAATCTTTGCGTCAACAAAATCTACTACTGCTTTAGCATTTGGAATAACGTCATCAGTATTTTCAGTAAGCAAAATTGGTGTTGTTTGTGTTACTCTTGCTGCGCCATATGACGAATCTAATGAGCCGTTAATATAAGCAAATACTCCAGTTTCGTAAGAGTTAGTACCTTTTACTAATACTCTACCACTACCGCCACCGACTAAGTTTAAATCGTCGCCGTCTGAATCAATATCGTATGTTCTTATTCCTAATACTCTTGTTGGGTTATTTGTATATCTGGCAACAAAAAGACCATCTGAGTTATTACTACCTAATCTTGATTCGTACCAATTACCTATATTTTCTGCATATACCCATTCAACGTCACCGGTAGTTGCACTTCCTCTGTCTACTTGTATTCCAGAAAATCCTGCAGATACTTCTGTAGCAGTTTCATTTCTGTTTAAAATAATTACGTTATCTTCAATTTCTAAATTTACTGTGTCAATAGTTGTTTGACTACCAGTAACATTCAAGTCACCAAGAATGTTAACTGTACCAGATCCCGTATCTAACGTAATCTCCTGGCCAGAGTCAACTTTTATTTTATAGTCTCCGCCGCCGGTAATTTTTAGAAATTTTGACATTTTTTATCCTATGTAAAATAGGGGGAAGTTACTCCCCCTAATCTATTCTTAGTCAGCTTCGAAATCGTCTGCGCCAGTGAAGTCATCAGCTGTACCAGCTTCTTCAATTTCAACTTTAGCATCGTCTACTGCATCATCAAACGACCAAGCAATCTTTGTGCCTGAGTCAAGTGTTACCATACGTCCTGCAATTTTAACTACTTGACGAGCTGTTCCGCCATCGTCTTTAACTGTAATAGTCATATCGCCTACTGCTAAAGTACCTTGTGCTTTATCAACTAAAGTACAATCCATTGTGTTAGTACCATCGTAGCAACGGAACTTCTTAGATCCTAATTGCTTTACAATCCAGCCGTTTGCTTCTGCTTCGCCTGTAGCACGATAACGTACTTTGATTTCGTTGCCACCTGCTGTAGGCTCTCCGAAAAATCTTTTATTAATTGGTCTTCCCATTTGTTTTCTCCTATTTAAGTAGTCCTATGCCCGTTCTATGGGCTACGCTGTGGGTACAGCATAAGTCTGCTTTGCAGCACACTATCTGACACAAGTATTTATCAAAGGTTTAAGAGAAAAGAAAAAAGGCCTACCGCATTAGTGGGTAGACCTTTAATAATAAAGTGATAGGTTGGACTCTGTGAATACCAACAATCCTTCTGTAGAGCCACGCTCAAATCCAGAAACTTCATATTAAACAGTTACGTTTAAAAATACAACTTCGTATCTCTACGCTCTTGCATTGCCACCACAGCTATGAATCAAGTTACGACCTCTACGGATCGCCATTCCTTGCACTATCTAACTTAGGATATCTCCTAACTTATGTATTAACTATAGCAGATAATAAATATAATGTCAACCACTTTTTATAAAAAAGGAGAAAAAAATGCGGTTTAAAATTATTACATGGGCCGATGTATCAATCGATGACGGCAGATACGGGTTAACTGATCATCCTGTAAAAGACACTGTTTCTAATGAAGTAAGACTTTGGCACTCAGGACAACAAAGAGTACGATCAACAGATATTACAATTGAAGAATTTAATACTTGGGAAAAGATAAATTAAGTCGTAAAAAAAGGCGCCGTAGCGCCTTTTTTATTAAACAGTTATAACTTAGCTGAATGTTACTGCGCTGTTGGTAATTCCAACTTTGCCTAAGTAATCAGCTGCATTGCCTAGAGACGATGCTGTGTTTGATAACTCAACATATCCGTAACGTGTCATGAAGCTCACAACTGGTTCGAATGATGTTGGATCAAGTACAACTCCTGAGCTCATTAGTGGGATGTATGGGCAATAGAATGCCGCTGCATCTGATTCACTTGAGCCTTTATAGCCAACTAGTACTGCTGAACTATCTGCTGCATATGTGTTTACATATACTTTCATAGCGTTGTTCAATGTACCAACCATTTTAGTGTTAGTTGGTGCTTCAAACGAACCTTCAGTTGTACGAGCAAACGCACTTGTAGTTGCAGACTGTAGGATTGTAAGTGCTAATGGACTTACAACTGCCCAGTTACCTGCGCCACGTCTTGTGCGCTGTGCAATGATATTTGCAACACGGTTGATTTGAACAGCTAATGCAGCATGTTCGTCACCAACGAATGTAGCAGTACCACTTACTGCAGATTGGTCATATGTTTCAATGTTGTTGCCTGCAAGCGAATCTAAACTTGATAGAATCTCTTGGTCAATCTCAGCAGTAATCTCTTGTGCAAGAGCTGCCATGATTTCTGCTTCAACATCGATGCCGTGCATAGACTGTGCATCTTGAGCTGCTTCGAATGTCCAGCGAGCTGATAGCTTGCGTGACTTTGCTTCCACAGTTTGTTTCAAGATTTGGATTGACATTCTGTTTCCAGCTGTGCCTTCCATTGCTGCTGTTGCACTTGGAGCATCGTTAGTACCGGCTGCTCCTGAGTATGATTCAGCGATTTTGAATGGGCTTAGAGCCTCTTCACCTGCCGCTGCGCCGTTGTCTCCATCAGCATAACGTACTCTTAGTGTGTGGATCTGACCCACTGGACCTGTCATCGGCTGTACGCCAACAAGTTCATTTGCAATTACTGTCGGCATTACACGACGAATAACTGGAAGAATAACACGATTAAGTGTCGCAACATTACCGGCGGAAGTTGCACCAGCGGTGGCTGATTCTGACAAATACGAACGTGTATTTTCCAGTGTAGCTGCCATTACGCTTTTCTTATTGCCCTGAAGGCCTTCAAGAAGTGCAGTTTTTGTCTCCTGCCAGCGACTTTCTAGTAGTTCTGACATTGGTTTCTCCTCTTAAATTCCAGCTAGACGACGAATGTCTAATACATTACCATCATCTGCTTTATTACTAATATCATTTTTTGTTTCTCTATTGCCTGTTATTTGTGTGCCTTCTGTAATTTTAGCCTTTTGCTTTGTCGAGGTTCTCTTACCATCTATTACCGCCGGTAAGTACTTGTCAAAAGCTTCATTTAGTTTTGATGTTTTCACTGTTTCTAGTAAATCCATCATAATGTCTTTCTGACTCGCTGATAGCGGACCAGTTAGCTCATTTAGTCTGTCTTTTCTTTGTGCAGTTTCAACTATAGTAGCAATCTCTTTTTCTTTGGATTCAACTATCTTAGCAGATTCAGCTGCTGCTGTTTTTGCTTCTGATAATTGAGCGTCTTTAACATCAATTACTTTCATTAGTTTTGCAGTTTCGCTCTTCTCATTTAAATGTGAAGTGCTATACTCTGATGCAAATGCTTCAAATAATTTACGTCCGAAGTCGTTTTTACGTGCTTCGTCAATATCTTCTTTTAGCTGACTAATTTCAGACGAAAGTGTTTTACTTACTGTTTTTTCAACAAGTGACGCACTCTTCGTAATAAATGCTGTTTTGACCTTTTCAAAGTGTGATTTTGCTTCTCTAATTAAACGCACTTTAGTTTCTGCAAGATCTTTCTTGTCAGAATGGAACTCTGCAATTTCTTTTGCTAGTGCTTCAACTACAAATTCTTGTAGTTTACCGAAGTTTTCTGCAATATTCTTTTGATCATCATGTAGTTCTTTCACTTCGTTAGATAGTGACTCCACTACAAAGTTTTTCATAAGATCTGCGTTTTCACGCATTGCAACTGCATATTTTGCTTTTGCTTCTGCTAGTTGTTTACGGTCTTCTACGAATTCCTCAACTTCTGCGCTTAGTCTTTCTTCAAGCATTTGATCAATAGATTCGATCATAACAGATTTGTCATGCTCGTACTTTTGTGCAAATTCTTCACGCAGTTCAGCAGTAGCAGCAAGGCGATTTTCTTTCACCCTGGCATTCCATGCTTCTTCGATTTGTGCTCTAACTTCTTCGTTAACTACATCGTTTTCAAATAGTGTTTTTAGTGCATCAATCATTACCTTCTCCTGGTTATTGGAGCTTGTTGATTATATTAATCAACGATTCCTTTAGATACTTTTGTGCCTTTGTGTCTTCTTTAGTTGCCTGTGCTAGTTCGTATGCCTTCATACCACCACGAGCGTTCATTAGATGTTCGTAGATTGGTGTAGGGTAAGCGCCGGGCGCACTTGGTTGCGCCACAACGTCGACTGTTATAATTTCAAAATCTGAGACGGTATTACTGCCGTCTTCTGATACATTACCAGAGCCCCTACTGGAAACACCTAGTTTAACTCCGCTTTCCAACATCGTCTTTACTAGTTGTCCCATAGGGGTTGGTAAAATTTTTAATTTTCCGTAACCGTTATTGTCATCCATCCAGCATTCACTGATCATATGACTCACGCGGTCTAGGTTAATGTTTAGTCCTTCAGGATGATCAACTTCTCCGAGAACACTATATCCTCCAGTTATTTGATCATTGAGAGTTTTGACAGCCCTGCCAATTTCATTTACAGGATACACACGCTGATTAGCATTGCGCACACCGCCTTGTATACAAATACCCTTCATATACAAGTCTTTTCCTTCGTTGGCGTTCTCAACAACTATTTTAGCTTGATCGAATGTCAAATGCTCTCGTAAGTTTCTCATCTAGATTTCCTAATTAAGATCCAATAGTGCTTTTTGAATTTGCACCGTTATCGCCGGATCCTTTTTTCTCAGCGCCGTGTCCTTTAGGCTGTGCCTTCATTGACTTCGATGCTTTACCACCTGGTACATTTACGTTACCAGCTGATTCCTCTGACGTAGCTGGGTTAGCTAATCCACCGGCTGTTCCGCCTGTGTTGCTTTCTCCACCTTTTGCAATATTAGCTGCTGTTCCGCCCATATTGTTTGCGCCTGCTACTGTTGACTTGGTGTTTGCACCGTTGTCGCCCATTGTAGCTGATACTTTTTCTACATACTCACGCATTGTTTCGCCTGCTGATTTAGCTGACTCATCAGTTTCTTCTTCTGATTCGTCTACTTCTTCGTCAGTTGCTTCATCAACTTCTTCGTCAGTTGCTTCAAATGCGAATGATTCTTCTTCAGCTTCTTCGTCGTCGCCGCCCATGTCCATGTCCATGTCGCCTTCGTCTTCGTCGCCTTCGTCGTCACCCATCATTTTTTCAAATTCTGCTTTTAATTCATCTAGAGCATCTTCTAGATCAACTACACGATCTTCCATGTCGCCTTCGTCTTCGTCGCCCATATCTGCTTCGTCGCCGTCTGCTTCAATGTCGCCCATCATGTCGTCTGCTGGGTCACCGCCCATATCCATTGGGTCTGCTTCGACTTCAAACTCGTCTAGGTCAAAACCTTCGTCGACTTCTTCGTCAGTTGCTTCGTCGACTTCTTCGTCAGTTGCTTCGTCGACTTCTTCGTCAGTTGCTTCATCAACTTCTTCGTCAGTTGCTTCGTCAACTTCTTCTTCGTCTAATTCATCTTCTAAAAGATTTTCATATATTTTTCTTGATTTCTCTACTACTAGCTCGTGAAACAGACTTTCTGCTGCTGCACGGTCTTCATTAACAAGTAGCTCGAGCATTTCTTCGAACTTATTGCGGTCAGACATAATGTTTCTCCTATAAATGGTTATACTTCTGCTATAAGCACAAGTATGGCTTTGCTGTCATATAGTATTTACTAATTTTGTCAGAAAGGGGCAGATAATAGGCTAAAAACTGGCCATTTTATAAAATTTGGCTAGATTTGTGGAAATCTGTCTTTAAATTCATGAATATTTATATGTTTAAGATTAGAAATATGTGCTAATTTATCTGGGATAAAAGTATATTTTTCTGTCAAGATCCTATAAAACTTTATAGTTTTGTGAGAAGTTATACATTCCATAGTCTGTCTTTCCCAGTTTCCAAAAAATGTATATACTGCATTTTTATCTTTGTAATTGTCAGTTGACCCGTATACATTATTAAGTTTTTTATCTATACTAGCATAATCAAAACCTAATATATAAATTTTAGTATGTTTACGTTCACATGCCATCCATAATGCTGTTGGTCCGCTGCTCCAACCTTTTCCTGGTCTAAAAAAGTTTACATTTTTATATTTTTCATTTGCTTTTCTAGGATTTGACCATACATTAGTTTTTTCAGGTATCCCCTGTTCAACAATTTCTTTTAACATAGGAGGATCAACTGCAACTAAGTGATCAGGAATAAAGTCTCTGTATAGTGCATTGCAGCCGTATACAGTTCCATAATTTTTTAAAGATGTAATATTGTATTCTAGGCGACTCTTACCGTTACCTAACATAAATGCATTAGACATACATTATATATTTAATTACTTAAATTGCTGCTTCAGCATTGGCAGCCATGCCGTACATTTGTCTTACAAATTCTAATTCTTTAGCTTTTTCTTCTTCACTAAACTCAGCTGACATTCTTGCTTTTTTAATTTGTTTAAGAGTTAGCTTTGTTTTTCGTGTATCAGAACGCTTACGAGAAGATTCTTCGTTAGGAATGAAAGCCTTGTCAATTATAGGCTCTTCTGAGTTTTTATCAAAGTAATATAGTTCTCTTAGTATCATATTATTATTTATATCGTTTGGTCCGTTGTTGCTCCAGCATCTGCACCTGTAGGTTCATCTACTGTAGTAGTTTCAGGAGGAGTATCTTCACCGCCTTCGATACTATCATCATTTGGAGCTTCTGCATCTATTGCACCTAAGTCAGAACTAATACCAGCTCCTGATACACCTGCACCTCGAAGTGCTGCATCAGAATCTTCTTGCGGCATTGTAATTTCTTCTTCGTTTTCTTCTCGCCATAATCTTTCATTTTCAGCAATTTCAGCTTCTGACAATCCAAGGAATCTGCTTAGTGCAAATCTATTTGAAATATAAGGTATAGCACTCATTTGTGTATATGTTGGTACACGAGCATTATCTAGTTCTGATTGTCTATATGCTGCAAAGTTTTGCGGTGGCTCAAACTTAAGATCAAACATTGACACATCAAGATTAACACCTTCATCCATCATATATTTTTTAAATTCTTGATCAAAAACATTTGCTACTAGGCTTTGTAATCTTTCACAGTATGTATTAAAACGTAATTCTTGTATGTACGCAGTTCCTACACGACCGTCATTAAATTGAGCATTTCCATCATCTGCTGCTGTTGGCAAGTAACTACTTGGAATACGTAAGCCTCTAACAAGTTTGTTGGTAAAATATTTTAAATCGTCAATTTCACCTAAGTTTGTACCGCCTGGTAGTGTTTCAACTTTAGATCCTCTGCCTTCAGCAGTTTGTGGGAAAAAGTAATCTTCGTTAATTGACAGAGGGTTATAAGAACTGTCTATGACACTTTTTCCTCCTCCTGTCGCCGATGGGATTCGTCTTTGATGAATTTCCGTTTTTACACGCTCCACAAACTGCATAGCAAGGTGTGAAGGCATGTTGCCCACATCAACGTAGAATACTCTGCGCTCTGGCGCACGTTGTACTCGATAGATAATAATAGCATCTTC